CATGGTTGCGGTTTTAATGATTGGCCTGTTTGATGAAAAAGTGGACAACTCGGAAATTTTTAAGTTGATTAGCCCAGCTTTCCAGACAATTGTTGGCGGTTTTATTGGTTTGTTGGCTGGCGTAAAACTATCACATGATGATGAGGAATCAAAATGATTGGACTAGACGCAATCCTTGGCATCGGCGGTAAGCTGATTGACAAACTTATTCCCGATCCTGCTGCCCAAGATGCGGCGAGGCTGGAATTGCTCAAGCTGCAACAGTCAGGCGAACTGGCGGCAATGACTGCCCAGACGGAAATCAACAAGGCCGAGGCCAGCAATCCAAGCGTGTTTGTATCGGGCTGGCGTCCAGCAATTGGCTGGGTTTGCGCTTTGGCGATGGGTTATCAATACCTTGCTCGCCCGTTAATGGTTGCTTTTATGCCTGCGCTGTCGTTTCCTGGCCTAGATGACAATCTTTGGCAATTGATGATGGGTATGCTTGGCCTGGGCGGTTTGCGGACGTTTGAGAAAACCCAAGGCGTAGCCGCAAAGTGACACCGCATTTTACGCTTGCGGAACTCACGCATACCGATCACCGCAGCCTAGACAACACGCCAAACGATGGTGAACTGGCAAACCTCAAACGCTTGGCTGAGTTTCTAGAGACAGTTAAAACCACGTTAGGCGGCAAGCCTGTAATGATCTCCAGTGCCTACCGTTCCAAGGCCGTGAATGACGCTGTGGGCAGCAAAGACACATCTCAGCATAGGCAAGGACTAGCTTGTGATTTCCGAGTGCCTGGCATGGCTCCAGACGCTGTGGTGAGGGCAATCATTGCAGCCAATCTGCCGTATCAACAACTTATAAGAGAGTTTGACGCCTGGACGCACATTAGCATCAGCGACAAGCCCAAACGTCAGGCTTTAATCATTGATCGGCAAGGAACTCGGCCCTTTGTTTAATGCTCGGTAAGCGGCAATAGCATCTTTAAGATCACCACGCAATTGCTCTAATTGATCTTCCTGTTTTTGCATCCGCAAATAAGCCGCAAAAGCAAAATTGTCTAGTACTGCTCTGTCCCAAGTGTTAAAACTAGGTGTCATGGATGTGGGCAATCATCAGGAATAAACGCCAGGCAATGAACAGATGTGTACTTGTTTTTCCAAACCGTCCAGCGATCAATGTATACGTCAGGCATCAAAGTTAAAGATCGATTTATTTGCGGAACGTCAACATCTAGCATCACCGCTATTTCACGGGGGGTAAGCCCGTCAGGTGCCTGGGCTAGTGCGTCACGTATGCGTTTAGAAAGCACGGTAATAGTCATAATTTAAAACGGTGCGTCCTCATAATTTTCTGGGTTTATTGGAATTGGTTTGCTAGGCTTTGCCGGTGGCAACTTTGTAGGAAAAGGCCAAATTAATTTGGCAATGTCTGCCAAAGCATTTTGCTCAGATGTTGTTAATATTTTTGGCGGTGCAAGAAAAGATTTTACAAGCGCATCAAATTGCTGTTGTTCATTCACAATTGCGTTCCTTTAGCTTGGCTTCAATGGCTCGGCACAGAACATACGCATCATTGCCGTCCCATGCCTTTATGCAATCCTTTGTTTGGTTGTGCGTCAAACTTACCCATTTGCGATGTGGATTTAGCTGGTGTGTATTTAGAATGCTGGTGTCTATAAATTGATCTAGCCAAAGTCTTTTAGGTGGGCAAACCCAGCCTTCACACTCTTCACGATCAATTGCTCCACAATGTATGCAAGCACCGCTTACAAACTCACAGGGTTTTATTTCTTGTTTGATCATGTGTTTTTTTTATTTAACTTAGTTTCAACTGTTCTAGCAAACTCAATCCATTTGCTGCCGTAGACATTGTTTACATCAAACAAATCTAAAATTTCGTCTGGTGTCAGCCCTACCCACGGGCGCTGTGGCGGCTCGGTGTAAAGGGCAAAAGCCACGCAAGTACCGCCAATACGTTTAGCTTCTGCCTTGGCGTCAATCTCAGCAAGCTCGCCACGCCACATCTTTGAGCAGCCTTGGACCGCCCATCCTATTTGCTCGGCTTGCTGCTCTAATGCAGCTTTAATGGCGTGGCGTACATATTTACGCTCATGCTTGTCTGTCTCAATGTACTCAAGACACATTTGCAATGCTTCAATTTTAGTCATGTGTTCTTCGCCTTTAAAATTTTGGCGGCGTAAACCATTCCTGCACAAAAATATTTGTGGTCAAACATCGGGTTTTCCCCGCTTGGCATATCCTGTTCTGTCATACCCTGCCACGGGCGCTGTGCTGCAAAGTGGTCAGCCAACTCCCGCGCTTTGTGTTTGTTGATGCCCTCGCGGACTAAGCTGGCGACAATCATGTCTCGCCATGCACTTGGCTCCTGCTCTGGCTTTGTTGCGGGTGGGTTTGGCTTTTGCACATCGTCAATCTCGCCGCAGTTGTAACACTGCCATGTCCAACAACCTTTTTTGCTGTGACAAAAACGACACACCACAGGCTCTTGCTCTAGCAGGGGTGGGGCAATGTAGAGCTTTGTGCCAATAGCCAAAAGCTGATTAAATTCGCACTTGAACCCGTTGTCACCAATCTCTATAACTTCACCAACAGGATCCTGTTTTAACTGTGCTGCCGGTGAGGTGTAAAGTGGTGTACCCGGCTTTAGAGTCTGCACATCTATCGCCCCTTCTGCAAAACCCTTAGACCAATACACGTAACCCACAGGCTCTTGCACTGGCTGCACAAAAGCGTTGCGTATGGCATTAGCTGCCAACTGTCGGAGATAGGGGTTATCACTCTCCAACGCCTCTAACGCTTGCTTTAAGATTTCCTTAGTCATCACGCATCCCTCCACTGCCAGCCAAGCAACTGCTCGGTGTTTTTGATTTGCTCCTCAGACGGCTTGTGATACATCACAAAGGATGTGTTTAGCAATCCCTCTTTGTACAGCACCCAAAAGCCCACAGGTGAGGGCGGTAAAATAAATTTGCCTTCATCAATCATGTCAATCTCCTATAATCCAAAATCGGCCAAAAACTCGGCCAGAAAAAGATAAAACAGCGGGTAGTCAGGCTCACACCGCCGAGAATCAAGACACACGTTAAATTCATTTGCTGCGGCTATTGCAAGAGACCATTTCCAACACTTTGATTTCCACAAAGCGTGATCTTCAGCCATCTCCCGCAGCACCGTGCTGACTGGGCCGTACTGCAAGTGAGCGTCATCCGGGTGGATGCGTTGGTAAGGCATGTCTTCAACCAAATAAACTTTTCTGACTGTGTGCCACTGCGGCGTATCGTCTACATATCTCCCCTGTATCCTCGCGCCCCTCGCGGCAGCGTGTAACAGGCGGCTCATGATTGTTCTCCCCTTGCTCTGATAGCAGCGGCGCAATCTGTCAGTGATGGATACTTGTCGGAATTGACGCCAGCTTCACACACCTTCGCACATTCCTCGCGTTCGGCAGCGGCGACAAGGTTGGCAAAGGCGAGGAGGTCGTCATCTCCCGAATTATTGCCGTCGATAACTAGTTTGGCCTCACGCGCCATGCGGATGATGTCGTCGTGTGTCATAGCATTCCCCACATAAACCCAGCTAGGGCAGCAATAAATGTAATTGTCATTAACACCAAAAAAATAATGGTGCAATAGTGCATAATTTCATCAATCAATTCGTACTCTTTATCATCTTGCATAACTGCACCTCAAAATGGTATGTCGTCTTCATTGTCTTTGGGCAATCCTTGATATTCTTTTGGCTTGGGATCATTGATAAATGCCCAACCATCCCAACCGCCCTCTTTTAGCGGGATAATGTCTATTTTCACCATCTCGCCACGCTGGGTTTGGATGATGCTGCCGACTCGCTGATAACGATTCTTTTTTTCACCTTTAGCATTGGTGTATGTGCCGACAATGGTGCTTAGTTCTTTTACGATTGACATTATTTGCTTTCAATAAAATTAATTAAAAATTGATAACTGATTTCTACCTCTGCCAAAAATGCAATGATTTCTTTGTTCAAATCATCAATGTATTTTTGATCACGCTGCACTCGCTTGACAAACAATTGCGCTTTAACAGGCATCCTTGAATCAAACACCGTATAGTCACACCAAGCCCGTCCTGTACAAGCCATTTGCATTTGCATTTGCGTAGCGTAGTTGCTAGGCACCTTGCCCGTCAGCAATGTGTCAATCATGGTGGCAGTGTTAGGGCACTTGATTTCAACTAGCCCATCATGCCCCACCAAGCCATCAGGACTAGCCCCAGCACGCTCAATCGTGGGATGCTGCACAAAACCTACAGTGTCCACCCAAACGCCGCTGTGGGCCTCATACGCTGCTCTGGCAAACGGCTCTTGGTCTACGCCCCATTGCATTGCTGCGCTGCTAAACGACTCGCCCTTCGTGTTTGTAAGGCGTTCCAGCACCAATTGGGCAGACAGATTAGCCCTGGCTGCGCTGCCTTTCTTAGTCAGTACATCTGCCGCCCTGCTTGCTGTTACTTTGCCCAGCCTAGCGGCAAACCATTCGTCTGTGCCTTGTTGCATCACAATTCCTTTTTGCGTTTGTCTTTTGCTTCAATCAATATTGTTTTGTCAACGTCATTAGTAACCGCTGCCAAAGCAAGCGTAAAACTTTTACGCAATTCTTCATTTGTCGCGCAAACCTTAAAATCATCAAGCCAAAATTGCAAAGTTGATTCTGCAAACCCATCAACCGGCGCATCCAGATGCAAATCGCCCTTGTGCCACAACTCCAGTGCAGCACCAAACCGCATTGCAGCATTACGCAGGGCATCACCAATGATTTCTTTGATGGCGTCACCGCCTTGCTTGTTGCCAGCGTGCCCGTATCCCAGCCTAGTAACACCGCACACTGTTAGCCGTATCCACATACCGCCCGGATCGTCCATGACAGGCAAGCCGTGGGGACTCATTGCTAACGGCTCCCATGTCCAGCCAGGGTCAACGTCCAGCAGTCTGTCAGTCAAAGCCGCATGGCCTACGTATGCTAATTTTGTACCGCCTTTTGGCAAGTAACTAATTTGATGATCTGGAAATGGTTTCCTCAAATCTTGTAAATTGTTCATGTCGATTCCTTTATTTCATCTACGTAAGTGATAGCCAGCAGGTTTTGAATTTTGTCCTCTAGCCGGTTACACTTTTCTTGCGCCTCTACACGCACTTTTGTTTGCAGGCTTTTTAAGGTTTCAATCTTGCTGGCGATTAATTCGCTAGGCGACAAGATCATGTCCACGGTAATAGTGGCCTCGCCCACGTAAGTCCAGCCGCTTGCCTTCATGTCGGCGGTGCAAAACGCTAACTGCTGAATTGCCTTATCCCCCTGCACCTCTCCCGGGCTTAACGAACTGTGATCGGGCAACCAGGCTTTTGTGGATCCAATAATTTTTTTCATGTATTTTCCTTATGCATAATTTCAATTTCCAACTGTTTGCAACGCTCGGCAGCGTTATCCAGCAAACAGGACATTTCACGCAATGCGCTAATTAGCATACCGTTTTCAAATGCCAGCCGATCAGCAGGATTTGCCCCGGCATATGCACGATTAGCAATTTTGCTAATTTCTTCAATAGTTGCGTCAATTTTCATAGTTGCACCTTTTTGGTTTTGTGCCCACGATGGGTAAAGCATTGGACATTGCCATCAGCAAGTAGCCGCCAGCCTGCGTTTTCTCCACATAGCTGCTGCGCTGCTGCCTCAAACCTGGCTTGGCGCTCCTGCTCAGTCTTAGCTGTTTTGAAAGCCGCTACAGCATCCTGCGCTGCCTCGATCTCGCTAGGCCAATCTAAGTAATGGCTAGTGCCCAGCACCAGGGCTATCAATCCCCCTGCCAGCCAGTTCATGCATCACCCCGTTCAAATTTGGCATCATCGATTTGCCCGTCTAAGTCTTCTAATGCCTCAACTTCAATTGTTTCTGCCAAATCCTCAAGCACTTCGCTGATGTCAATGCCGCCAACAAGTGCCCAAACCAGTTCCATGTTGGCAGGGCTGCCCGGTTCGTCACGGGTTTCTCGCTCCTCTGCTTCGTAAGATAAATAGCAGTCAATGACTAAGCCACCGCTAGTTTCAAAACGGTGGTTGTACAAACCTTTTAAGTCGTCTGGCGTTGGTTGATATCGGGTTGGTATGCTCATGATATGTCCTTTCTGGGGCCGTAGCCCCGTTGTGTTTAAGCAAGTAAAAGGGACTCAGCTTCCGACTTCATTCGGTTGCCATTGCCAAACCATGCGTTATTCATGCGGGAATCTACATTGTGCCCACGCTCATGATCTATGTACTGCGTAACAGCATTAAGCAAGCCCCAGCGTGTACCGTAGACGCCTTGTTCTGATGCGCCAAGGCCAGCACCATCAAACAGTTGCAGAACACGTTTGTAGCCCCGTGATTCTTTAAGCGTTTGTGTCTCAGGATCTAGCATGGCTGGGAACAGTTGGTTGATAAAATTTTTGGCGTACTGGCTAGACACATCAGCCCTGGCAAAAGCACGGTACTTGTCCATCATGCCGTCAAAGCCGCCAACAATCAGCCCCAAACGATCACGCATCATGCTGGCATCAAAGTCAGTGCCATGTGTCAACATCACCCGGCTTGGCGCACTTTCTGTATCAGCCGCCGATAGCGTGTTGTTACAAACGACTCGGATGCTGGTGAACTGTCCTACAGTTGCTGTAGTGCCGTCAAATGATGTACTAAGCAACAAGTAGCCTTTGACGGCATCGTCATGCAGTACGACTGCTTCCTTGTTGACATTTGCCAGTGCCCATATGCGTTTGCCGCCTTTGATTGCGCCAGCTACCTCCAAGGTAAAACCAGCAGACTGAACCAGCGTGTTAAAAAAGTCCAGCACATCACTGGGTTGATGCACCTTGTAACGGTGAGACACAATGCCAAGGGCAGTGCCGGTGTCGTTGCGGTAGATGACGTTTTGGTTTTTTACCAGCTTTGTCTCGCCGCCGTGCTGATACAGCACTGGGGAAGTTTGCGCCTCCCAATCCAGTCCAGCTTCTTTGCGCCATACCTCTATGGGTGCGTCAGCCGTAAGCTGTTGCCCCAGGCCATGCCAAGGCTTTTGGTCAACATAGGCAATTTCTGCCTTGCCAGTGATTTCATTGTTTTCGATAAGATGTGCCATGATGTTTCCTAAAAATACCCCTGACGATGCGTTGGGGATTGACGTAAGTATAAGCGTTTTCTTAACGTCACCAGCCTTTTTTTAACTTATTTTTATATAGAATTGTTATATAAAACGCAAAAAACACAACTTTAATGTATATAGGATGTTAAGGAAAAGGTATAAAATGCGCGGATGCAAACCCTTGAACAGCTTAAAAAAGCGCACGATGCAACCTTGGCAACAGCTATTCAGAAGGCAGGCAGCAAGTCAGCCCTAGCCCGTCTGCTGGGCGTAACACCGCCTGCTGTAGCGCAGTGGCGCAAGATGCCTTACAAGCGGTTGGCGCAGCTACAGGCAAGCCGCCCTGAGTGGTTTGGCAAGTTATAATTATGGGCACGGCTACCCTTAGCGGGGGAAAAGGCGATTCGTTACCGCCCTGCCAGGCCCACCCATCAGTAACGCTTAACCTAGAACGTAAGGTTGCCATGCACTATTTTAGTTTCCACATTGGGGACTACAAATCCCATACCCATCATCTTTCGTTAATGGAAGACTTGGCGTTTCGCCGCCTTTTAGATCATTATTACTTGCATGAGCACCCTATAAAGCAACGGGACATAGCCCGGCAAATTGGGATGCGTGATCAAGAGCAGGACGTTTTAACAGTACTCAATGAGTTTTTTGTTAGCACTGACGCTGGCTTTATAAACCCGAGAGCAGACAAGGAAATTGCTGGATACCGCTTGTTGTCAGAGGCTGGAAAACGAGGTGCTGATAAGCGGTGGGCAAAGGCAGGTGATAGCCCCCCTATAGCCACCCCATTGCCACCCTTCTCCCCCCCCAATAGCAACCATGAACCAGTAACCAGTAACCATAAACCAATAGATACCAATATATGCCCACCAGCCGGTGGCCCCGAGGTAAAAATTCCAGATTGCAATCATCAGGGAGTCATTGATCTGTACCATCAGCAGCTACCAACCTTGCGCCGAGTTGAAGTCTGGAACGCTGCTAGACAGGGATACCTTAGACAACGCTGGCGGGAAGTGGCAACAGAATTGGGCAAAGACAAGCCAGCAACCGTCAGCGCAGTGTTGGAATGGTTTGATGATTTTTTTGGTCACATCAACAAATCCAAGTTTTTGGTTGGCAAGGTAAACAACAAAGACGGGCGAGCCTTTACCGCCGATTTGGAGTGGATTTTAAAACCCAGCAACTTTGCAAAAATAGTGGAAGGAAAATATCATGGCGCTCACTAATTTTAGAAAAGAGGAAATTCCTGAGGGCAAAAGTGATTTGCTTTGCAGTGTTGATGGTTGCAGCAGCCGCTGGAGCGTGCGGATTGATGGGCAACTACCCAAGTGCAGCCGTCATCAGTGGCAGCAGCCAAAGTTTGGCAACACAAAGACGTATCAGCAATACCTGGCAGACAAAGACAGCCCAGGCGTGCCGCCGGTTAGCACTTGGTACAACAAAGAGCCGTGGTAAAAAGATGGACGAAATAGAACATATATTGTTTGTTTACAAAAACAAAACAACCAATAAAATTCTGTGTAAATTTTTAGATAACGCAAAATTAATTGATTTAACACAATACGATCATATTGCTACACTTAACCCGCAAATGTTTATTGAATATTGGTGGGAAGATATTAAAAGATTAGAAAAGGAAATGGAATGAACCACTTTGAAGCCGTTAAACTTCTAGATGAAGTTCGCAATGGACAAAATCATACACCAAGCAAAATTACAACCGCCCTTGAACTTACTGGAGACATTACCGCATTTGGGCTGGTTGGAAACATTTACCCAGACATATGCGGAACTGGCCTTGGCGAATGGCGATCAAGCCCAAAAGGATGGACGGAGACAATATTTGATACACCGATTTAAAGAGTTAGAGCAGGATTTCCCAGGCATTACGTTAATTATTTATCAAAAGATTAAAACAATAAAAAATGATATTTTCTGAAAAACTTGATTACGGCAAGGTTGGCGAGGGATTAATTGCTCAATGGTTAATGGCGCGTGGTAATTTAATATTGCCAGTGTATCAAGTAGAAAAAACAGCAAACAAAGGGCCGCAATTGTTTTCAGCGGATGCTAATCTTGTTGCACCGGATTTAGTTGCCTTTACAGTTAACGGTGTAATGTGGATTGAAGCAAAGCACAAAACTGTTTTTACTTGGCACCGCAATACACAACATTGGACAACCGGCATTGATTTGCGGCATTATGGCGACTACATGGAAGTTGCAAAGCAAACAAAACTGCCAGTATGGTTAATGTTTTTTCACCGTAATGCAGTGCCAAGCGACAACGATAAACGCTACGGTTGCCCGTCTGAGTGCCCAACAGGTTTGTATGGCGGTAACTTGTGTACCTTAAGTTTAAAAGAACACCACAGAACTATGCCAATTAATCATGGGCGAGATAATTGTTTAGGACACGGTAAAAGTGGAATGGTTTATTGGGCACATGAAGATTTAAAAAAACTTGCTACAAAGCAGGAAGTTTTTAATGCCGCTAAAAATTAAATTGTAAAATGAGATACGCAGCCAAAGTTGACAAAAACCAAAAGGAAATTGTTTTGGCATTGAGGTTGGCTGGGGCATATGTTTGGGTCATTGGCCTACCTGTCGATCTTTTGGTGGGCTTTAAAGGCCATACGTTTCTGGTTGAGATTAAAGTTGGCCCTAGGAAGCGTTTAACGGCCCTACAAGACGATTTTTTTAAGAATTGGCCTGGTAGTACCTTGGCAAGAATTGACAGCCCAGAGGCTGCTCTACGCATGATTGGAGTTGTAAAATGAAAATTGCAGTTTGGGAACCAGTACAGGCCCATCGGGAAATGATGACAGTTGTTTGGCCCACGCTGAAATCCATGCTGATGGCTGGGCACAAAATGACGATTGAAATCAAGCAAAGCCGCCGAAGCACTGAACAAAACGCAATGTTTCATAGTCTCATTGGCAAAATCAGTAAGCAAATGGAAGCAGCAGGCAGCACTTGGACGCCCGACGACTGGAAAAGATTGCTGGTAGATCAGTGGGCGCATGACACAGACAGGAAGATCGGCAAGGTTTGCCCAAGCCTGGATGGTGAGCGTATAGTCCAACTTGGCCTGCAGAGCCACAAATTTACTACCGGCGAAAGCAGCGAATTTATTGAGTTCCTGTACGCTTGGGCAGCGCAAAAAGGCATTGATGTTTCCTAAACACCAGTACGTAAGAGACAAAGCATTGCTTAAACGGGTTGCCCTGCTAAACTGCCAGCATTGCGGCAGCGGGAAAATGGTGCAGGCAGCACATACAAACTGGGGCGGCGGCAAAGGCCGAGGAATTAAGGCAGACGATAACCTTGTAGCAGCACTGTGCCAAACGTGCCATTGGGAAGTTGACCAAGGCACAAAGTTAAGCAAACAGGAACGACAAACCATGTGGCAAGCAGCCCACGAAAAGACAATAAAGGCTTTAAATGATTGAGATACAGTACAAAGCGACAGAAGATTTAATACCTTACGCACGCAACAGCCGCACGCACAGTGCCGAGCAAGTGGCACAAATAGCCGCCAGCATACGGGAATTTGGCTGGACAAACCCGGTATTGATAGACGGCGAAAACGGCATTATTGCCGGGCACGGGCGGGTATTGGCAGCGCATAAGCTAGGCGAAACCCAGGTGCCGACGATTGAACTTAGCCACATGAGCGACACGCAAAAACGGGCATACATCATTGCTGACAACAAGCTGGCATTAAATGCAGGATGGGATAATGAAATGCTGGCTTTGGAAATGGATGATTTAAAAGAAGCAGGATTTGATCTTAGCTTTACAGGTTTTTCTATTGATGATATTAATGCTTTAAAAACACCTGACTTTGATGCAGCGACTGAGGATGATCAAGGAAAGTTAGATCAATTAGAACCAAAATGGATTGCCTGCCCACATTGCGGAAAAGAATTTGATGCAAGACAAGCCTAATTTAAAAATAGATTGGGCAAGCCATGAAGCTGCTAAATATGCTTGTTTAAATTGGCATTACAGTAAGTGTTTGCCTGTTGGAAAACTGGTCAAAGTCGGTGCTTGGGAAGCTGGAAAATTTATTGGAGTTGTGATTTTTGGCAGGGGTGCAACTTATAGGCTGCTAGAAAAATATGAATTAAATCAAAATGAAGGTTGTGAATTGGTAAGAATAGCTTTTACAAAACACACTGTAACAGTTACCAAGATTATGTCGCTGGCAATAAAGTTTCTTTCTAAATCATGCCCTGAATTAAAAATGGTTGTTTCTTTTGCTGACCCCGCACAAGGTCATCATGGCGGCATATACCAAGGGGGAAACTGGATTTATACAGGATTATCAGACCAAGGGGGCAGCTTGGAATATTTTTATAAAGGAAAATGGACTCATGCTCGAAGTATGAAAGAAGCATGGGGCAGCGTTGGTAAAGACATTGCTGAGCAAAAAAATATTTTGACTAGAAAACCATCAAGAAAGCATCGTTATCTCATGCCACTTGATAAAAAGATAAGTGCTAAGATTGCACTGTTGGCAAAGCCATATCCCAAGCGTGAGAAGCAGGCGATGGTCGACTCCCTCGACACAGCGGTGGTGCATCACCAACCCTTACGCTCCAATGCCAACGTACCCTAGCAACCTTAAATGCGGTGAACTAGGCTGCAAGGAACCAAGAAGCAAGCTAAACAGCTTTTGCACCAAGCACGGCGGCAAAGATAACCTAGACGCTAGACAGACTGACAGCATCTACCAAACACCAGCCTGGCGCAGCATCAGACGCCGACAGCTATCCATCCAGCCCTTATGCCAAGCCTGCCTATCTAGAGGGCGTGTAGAGGCAGCACAGCACGTAGATCACGTATTCCCGTGGAAGCATATAGGACAGCACGCCTTCCTGCACAACATCTTCCAATCCCTATGCCATGCAGATCACAGTCATAAAACAGGCCAAGAGCGTAAGGGTAATTACCTACACTGGACTATGGAAGGTGAGCGCACGTACACACAGGACGACTACCAATATGCAATGCACCAAAATGGGCGCACAGGCTGAGAAATTGACAAAAATTAACAAAATCAGGCCAAAAAAAGCTAGAAACTTAAATATTTTGGGTTTGCTGGAAAGCAAGCGCGAACACAATTACCCACAAATTGAGTTGGGGTGGGGGGCCTAATCTGATAATATCCGCGCATGAACCGACTTCCACCCGAACTTCACATCGTCCACGGCACCAAAACCGAGCATAAAGGCAAGCCACTGCCCGAAGCCATACGCCAACGTATACCTAAACCCGTTTGGCTTGATGATCCTGATTTGTGGGACATGGATGTTTTTATTACTACCACCGCAGACTTCCTTTGGGACACCTACGGCATTGGCTCGGCGCAAGATCAGCATTTGCTGGGCGCTTTGGCTTTCCAGCTTGACGTTTTTGTCAAATGCATTAAAGGTGCCCGAGCCGGTGGGCCAGTAACTAAATTTAATGCCGGTGCAACGGTTGGCACAAACCCGTACCTGACAACAGGCGAACGGGCGTTAGGCCGTGCCATCATGATAATGAATGAACTGGGCTTGACACCCAGGGGCAGGCTGGCAACAAACAAAGTTGAAAGCGGCAAATTTGCTGCATTGATGGCTGGCCCGTGAATTTTGAAGATGGCATCTTGTATGCCGTGCGAGTGGTCAAAGGCGAAATACCTGTTTGCCGAAACGTCACGCTTGGATGCCAGCGGTTTTTAAATCAGATTGAAGATAAAACCTGGGCATACGAATTTCACGCTGATTTTGTAAAACATTTTTTAATGTTTGCCTCAGAACTGCGGCACACCAAAGGCCCAGATGCTGGCAAGCTGCTGGTGCTGGAACCGTGGCAGTTATTCATAATCTGCGCTATCTACGGATTTCGAAACAAGCGAAACAAATCGCAACGCATGGTCACAGATGTGATTGTGTTTGTACCCCGCAAGGCAGGCAAGAGTACATTGACAGCAGTCATTGCCCTGTATGAACTAATCTGGGGCGAAGCAGGCGCAGAGGTTTACACACTGGCAACAACCAGGGAGCAGGCCGGAATTGTGTTTCACGCCGCCACCGGGTTTGTTGAGGCCATGCCGCAAAACATTGCCGCCCTGTACAACGTCAGCAGGAACCAGATAACCAAGGCAGGTGACAGTCAGACAGTATTCAAGGCATTGTCCAGGGACACCAAAAAGACAGGCGATGGCATGAATCCAGCCTGCGCCATCGTGGACGAAGCCGCCCAAATTGTTGATCGCAACAGCATAGAGGTGCTGCACAGCGGCATGGTTGCTAGGCTAAACCCGTTGCGAATTTACATCACCACCGCCAGTTTTACCAAAGAAACCAAATTCCACGAAGATTTAACCTTGATGGAATCAATGCTAACAGGCGAGGCAACCGATAACCCGCATTGGTTTGGTCTGCTGTACAGCTTAGACGCTGGCGACGATTGGCGTGATCCAAGCACGTGGGCCAAGGCAAATCCAATGCACGGCATATCTGTTTTTGAATCAGCAATTGCGGAACGGGCAGAAATGGCAAAGCACAAGCCTGCCGCCCTCAACGAATTCCTGTGCAAGACGCTAAACGTCTACGTAAGCGCCAATAGCGCCTGGGTTGATCGTGCATACTGGGATGACGTTAAATGCGCTCTAGTGCCCGATAGACAGCCCGAGGCGGTATTCATTGGCTTTGACCTAGCAGCAACCCGAGATTTAAACGCAGTTTGCACGCTCAAGCGATTCAGTGATGATGATTACGAAGCCGAGTTTAAATTTTTTCTGCCGTCTGACGGCTACGATTTAATTCCAAAACACTACGGCGACATCTTTGCAATGGCTCGAAAATCAGGCATCCTGCACATCACCCAGGGCAATGTTATGGATGATCGGGAAATCAGCGAGTACATTCTGAAGCAGTGCGAAAAGTACGAAGTCAAAGAAATTGGCTTTGATGCCTACAACGCCGCCAGCTTGGTGGCTCGGCTAAATGATGCTGGCCTGCCGCTAAAAAAAGTGGGACAAGGCATGGCGGTATTAAGCAATCCAAGCAAGCACGTAGAGAAGTTGCTGATGCAATACAGTATCAAACACGATGGCAACCCATTTGTCGGATGGCAGCTTGGAAACTGCGAAGTCTATGAAGATGTTAACGGCAACGTCAAAGTCAGGAAAAACGAAGCCGACAAGTCTGCTAAGGTGGACGGCATCATATCCCTCATCATTAGTATGCACTGCAACCTTGATAATCCAGTACAATCAGGATTCGGTTTCAGAACTTTTTGAGGTGAAAACATGGCTTTATTTGACATTTTCAAACAAAAACAAGTCAAAGAATCCAATTCAATGTTTGGGCAAACTGCCCTTGGCAATAATGTATTGTGGGGCAGCAGCAACCGATACAACAGCGCCAACAGTCAGATTCTCTATGTAACCACGGGCAGCAGCACAGACGCTGGCAGGCCGGTGGACATGAGCATGATGAGTCGCAATTCGACGATTATGGCCTGCGTGGGAGCAAAAGCCAGGGCAATGGCTCAACTTCCCGTCCGAATTATGTGCGAAATGGACGATGGCAGCTACCACGATGCCGTTAAAAGCCCAGAGGTTAGCGCCAGGGACAAAGCCAAAGCCAAGCAAGTGGCTTATCTATTAGGCAACCCAAACAATTTTCAAAGTGCCTACGAATTCCTGTACCAGTACATTATGTGGCACGAGTTATCGGGCGAGGTTTACATCCTGTGGTGGCGCAAAGATCAGGAAAGCAGCACTCAGACACCGTTGGAAATGTACGTTTTTGACAGCACGTTAATCAGTACAACCGTCAATGTAACCCGATACCCTAGCTACCGACTTAGTACCCCAGCTTACGGATTTAATCGGGATGAACCGCTTGCAGCGCATCAAGTCATGCACTTGGTAGATGCCGCTTGGCAAGGAAATGGCGGTTTTAACAAGGGCATTTTGGCAGCAGAATTGATTGGCCTAGATCAAGATATTGATTTGTACGCTAACTACGTAATGCAAAACGGGGCGAAGCCTAGCGGAATGTTTGTCACCGAGAACGTCATTCCTGACGGCAAGTACAAAGAAATAGCAGCACGGCTCAAAGAAGCATGGTCATCAATGACAGGGAGCCGCAACGCAGATCCAAGCAAGCCAGGCCAAGGTATGCTACTAGATCAGGGCATGAAATACCAGCCGCTGGATATGCTGACGCTGCAAGATACTGACTGCGCTAAACTCAAAGAGCAAACCATGAAACGCATTTGCGGATTGTTTGGCGTGCCGCCTGCGATGATTGGCATTGCCGATCAGAAATACAACAACACTCAAACTATGCTGGATGAATTCTACAAAAGCAGTATGTACCCGCTGATCGTCAATGTCCAGCAAAAGCTAAAACAGCACCTGCTTGTCGGATATCCTAATTTGTGTGTAGAATTTGACACAAGGGCATTTTTGCGCGGTTCACCAGTAGATCAGATGAATTTTTCGGTAGCTGGTGTAAATGCAGGCATAATGACGGCAAATGAGGCACGGGAATATCTTGGAATGAAAAACATGGACGGTGCAGACGAATTGAAAGCAGGAAAGCCTGGTGATACAATCCCCGGCAGCAGTCCACAGGATACTGGCGGCGGTGGCGGCAACCAGACTCGGAAAATGAATCTTGGCAAATAAACCGCCGCACGAACTGGCGATGTTGCTTGCAAAATTTAAGCAAAAAAAGCCGCAGACAATACACGATATGGATAAAACCAAAACAACCGAGGTAATCCATGAACGATCTGTTAATAGTCTGCGAAGCGAAACTAAGTCTCGACAAAAAACCAGGGCTAATTGAAGCTAGGGTTACAAGCTGGGGTCCGCGAGAAGGCGCAGACGGGCGCAAGTTTAACTACCAGCCCGAAGGCTTTGCAGATTGGGCCAAGCAATTCGAGGCAATGGGCAGGCCGCTGCCAATGTTTGTCAATCACAGCGCAGATGCCATTCCGGTTGGCGAGTGGACGCACTTTGAGTTTGACGATATCGGCATGACTGCCAACGGCAGGCTTTACACCAACAACACCCAGGGCAGCGATCTTTACAACGTAATGCGTGAATCGCCAGCCATGTTTGGCGGGGTTTCTGTTGGCGCATATGCGGAAACGTATGAAATGGTTAACGCTGAAGGCGAACCAGATCAATCTGACGAAGCATATTTTCAGATTACCAAGGGCGGCTTGCGGGAAATTTCTGTAGTGATGTACCCTAACAATCCCGAAGCCTGCGTTAGCAAGCTGGAATACTTTAGGCCCGATGGGTCTGCAAATTTAAAGATTTTAGAGCAAGCCTTGCGTGATGCTGGGTTATCTAAAAGTGATGCGGTTGCCGCTGCATCGACTTTCAAAAAGGTGCTGGAGCAGCGTGATGTTGTCCAAATACCTAATGAAACTGCGCCGATTCAGAGCGATTCTGATGCGGAGGCAACCATACTCGCCGCCCTTTGGCAGCGGGAATTACTGCAAACTTTGTCTAACCGTTTAAGGAAATAATCATGTCCCAAGTCATTATTGAAAAACTTGACGCTATCGAAGCCGCCAACGCCGCTAAGATTGCCGAAGTTACTAGCGCAGCTACTGTTGCAATTGAAACCGCCAAAAATGAGATGACCGAGAAAATCTCGGCGCTTGAGGCGAAAATCAGCACGCTGCAAATGCCTGCCGTCATCCGTCCGATTGCTAAAACAATCCGAACCGATGTGAATCGCTCTGTTCGTGAGCAACTGAAATCATTTTATTCCGCAAACAATCGTGTAGAAAAAGCACTCAAGATTTTTGCTGATGAGAATCAATATCTGGCTTATATGAACGAAGCCAGTGCGCTTACCGGCGGCGGCAATGGTATTGGTGGACGCACGGGTTACGATCCTGTGTTTGCTGCAATGCGCCTGGCTAACCCGATGCGTGGACTAAGCCGCACCGTGGTTACTGATGGCTCTAGCTATCAATTCCGCAGCAAAACCGGCAACGCTGGCGCAACTTGGGGTTACACGGTTCAAAACAACGGCTCTGCAACTACGCAGGACATGAACATTTGGCAACTGGTGCTGCAAGATTTGAACGTGCAGTTTCCAGTTCGCACATCTGCACTGGACGACATTGACGGGCTGGAAGGCACCATTGTTGACGATATGTTGATGGAGTTTGCCCAAGCCGAAGCGCAGTCCATGATCCAGAACAGCGATCAAACCAACTCGCCTAATACCTACGGCGGCACCAGCGGTTTGCGTGGCCTAGATCAATATCCTGGCGCAAATGCTACGTATACCGGCGGCACTACTAGCGCAGCCGCATACGGCACTAGCGGCACGGGCAGTGCTACCGGCCTGCACAGTATTGCAACCTACGATCAATTGACTAGCAACGTCAATACTGTTGGCGCAAATGCAATAACGTACAAAGACGTTATCAATCTTTGCTACGCATTGCCTCAGCAATATTGGACGACTA